CGAACGAATTCCCTAACGGGAATTGCGAGAACGACAAGTATTATCAGATGGCGAACCCCGCGTCGCCGCTGCAACAGATAGTCATCACGTCGATGGAGACCTACATGCAAACTGGGACGCTGATTCAGTCGCTGCGGCAGACGGCGCAGAATCAGGACAGGCGCCTCAAAGAATTGCTGAACCAATTGTCCGTCTGCCAGGACCAGCTGCGCGACGCCCAAGAGAAACTCGCTAACCTGCGCGATACACGTAGGCGCGAAAAGAGGCCGGAAGTTATTGCCGGGCTGGCCTCCCACTCCCCATCCTCCGGCTACTTTTCTTCATCGAAGGAGTGAACGTGGACATTACGAAAAGCCTGCCCGGCCTATTGGGCAACATCACCCGCAACCGCGAACAGGTGGAAAAGAACCTGGCAATTTGCCGCCAAGCTGTTGTGCAAATAGACGACGAGTCGATGGCGTCTATCAAGCAGCTACTCAAGAAGTGGGAGCACCCGCAGTCGGTCAATCAGTTCGTCTCCGCTGTCGTGCAGCTCGAAGGCATGGAAACCGCCGCCCGCGAAATGGACGCCGCGATTGCCGTGCTGCAGACTGCGATGGACGATGACGTGTTTGCGACGAGCGCACAGGCCCAGCTGGACGCCAATGAGAGGATCAAGAATAACCCTCTTTCTGCCGCCGGACAGGCAGACGTACCTGCGCCGGCTGATCAAGCAGCGGCCGACATGGTTGCCGAAGGTGCCTCCGCACATGCGGAAACGGATCGAGCGCGAGATGCGGACAAAACAATTCACTCGCGCAAGCGAAGTGCTCATCAAGAAGCACATTAAGCTCATGTAGCCCGCGGGGGTGACTGCTTGTTACAGCACCCCCGACTTTTTAGGAGATCAAATATGAACCCCCAATGGAGAGCGAAAATGAACCGGATGTCCAGATTTTTCTGGGTGCGTTGCGCCACCGGCCGCGTCGCCCACATGGTCCCCGCGCCCGCGAAGCGCAAGAACCCCGTCGAGGGTGACTACACTTACTGTGGCCGTTCCATCGGCACGACATGGCACAACCTGTGCGTGATTTTTAAGGGCGCCCGCGGTCACGGCGGTCTCAGAGGGCCGTACCCTGCTTGCGATCAGTGCATCCTGCACATGCCGTCGACCGCCAACGTGGCACGAGTGCGCTGATGTCGAATGAGTTCGAGTATCACGCGTCGCCGACCGTCAGCAAGCTGATGGAGTCGGATCAACGCGTGCGCTTGATCCGCGGCCCGGTGGGCTCGGGGAAGTCATCGGGTATGGTTATGGAGTTGGTGCGCCGCGCCATGCAGCAACGGCCGGACCCGAAGGATGGCAAGCGGCGTACGCGCTTCGCGCTCGTGCGCAACACGTTGCCGCAGCTGCAAACAACGACCGCGAAGACCGTAGCGGAGTTACTCCGCGGAGTAGTGACCTATGAAGCACAACACAAGACATTCTGGTTGCGGACTGGTGATGTCGAATCCGAATGGATCATGCTGCCGTTGGATACGCCTGAAAACGTACAACGCCTCCTTTCTCTCGACATCACGGCTGGTTGGCTTTCTGAGTTGCGTGAACTTCCCCCTCAAATTCTCATGGACGTTTATGGTAGATGCGGGCGCTTTCCTTCGATGGATAATGGAGGACCGACCTGGCACGGCGTCATTGGCGAAACCAACTCGTTCTCAGAAGACTCTCCTTGGTATCCTATATTGGAGGAGGGGGTCATGCCAGACGGCAAGCCAAGGCCCCCGAGCTGGGGTTACTGGACACAGCCAGGGGCGCGGGACCCTGGGGCCGAGAACCGTGAGCATCTCGTGCCTGGATACTACGAAGATCTGATCCTCAACAATTCAGCGGAGTGGGTAGAGCAGTATGTTGACAACAAGATTACTTCTAGCCTTGCCGGCGAGGCTGTATTCCGCGCGTCTTTCCGCAGTGACTTCCACGTCGCAAAGAGCAACCTCCTACCCGTCCCCGGAACTCTCGTCGTGGTTGGAATGGACTTCGGAAGAAACCCTGCGGCTGTCATTACCCAGATGGACGCCCGCGGGCGACTCGTTGTCATAGACGAAGTGATCACAGAGAATTCTGGCAGCATGGGCGTCGAGCAGTTCATCGCGCTGCAGCTGCGCCCGCTTCTCTCTCAAGCCAAATACGCCCGCCTCCCCGTGGGGATCGTAGGCGACCCCTCCGGCATAGCCCGCGGACAGATTGGTGAGGAGAGTGTGTTCCGCGCGATCACGCGCCTCGGCTTTGCCTCGCAGCCCGCCATGACGAATCTGATCGACCCGCGCCTGCGCGCCGTCGAGAAGTGGCTGCTGCAGCAGCGGGACGGCGGCGCTGCGCTCCTGATATCCCCGTCCTGCACGAACCTCATACGCGCCATGCAGGCACGCTACCGATATGATCGGCTCAAGGACGGTCAGCTGAAACCGCTGCCAAGCAAAAGTCATCCCTGGAGTGACATAGCAGACGCATTGCAGTATGGTGTCCTTGGGCATAGTGGTAATGTTCTCAGTCGGTTAAACCGTATTCGACGGAACGACAAACCTACCCCGCCGCCTGACCCGAGGGCATGGACATAAGAAAGCTGTTATACTCCAGGCACTTAGAACGAGAAAAACAAGATGGGCGCGATCGATACCAACCCCGGCACAGCCGGTTTCGCCGGCACCGGCGGCAATCTAGGCAACTCGGCCCGCGCCATGAGCCCGCTTCCTGGCCTGTTTGATGGCGCAGCCGCCGGCAGTTCGAAGAAAATAGACAAGTCCATGGAGCCAATGAAGCACCAGGGGCGCGGACTACTGCGCGTGGTGGGCAATGACGAGTTGGACGCCGCCGAAAAGCGCTCCGTGAGCCTCGCCGACATCCCAGTTGAGGTCGCAACTGAACTTGCGAACTACATCCGGCAGCGTTTTGAGAAGGCGGTACGCCACCGCCGCGTGATTTCCGTCGACGACGAGCTGATCCGCGACATGCGCGCCTACAACGGTGTCTATGATCCGGGGATTTTGCAGCAAATTCAGTCGATGGGGGGCGCCACAACGTACTCGCGCCTCATGACAATGAAGTGCCGCGGCGCAACTGCCCTCTTGCGCAACGTCTACATGAACTCTGACCGCCCATGGACGCTCGCGCCGTGCGAAGACCCCGTGATTCCGGAGTCTTTGGAGATGAATATCGCCGGATTAGTCCACGAAGAGATTATGAAACAGAACCAAGAGGGAAAATTGGTCGGTCAGGATCTGATCATCGAGCGGTTGGAGGAGTTGTACGACGCTGTCAAGCTCAATGAGCGGCGAAAAGCGGGGGAAGAGGCGAAGAAAGCGCAGCTGAAGGTCGATGATATCCTCGAAAAGGGCTATTTTTACAATGCGTTGAGTGAATTCCTGTCCGACTTGCCCATCTACAAGTACGCGGTGATCAAAGGGCCGATCACGCGCAAGAAAACCGAGCTGAAGTGGGAAAAAAAGAAGAAAAAGCTCGTCGCGCACGAGTCCGCGGTGTTCCAGTGGGAGCGTGTGAGCCCTTGGGACATATGGTTCAGCCCGGGAGCGACGTCAATCAAGAATACAGAGGTCTTCGAGCGCCAGCGTATGTCGGTGAACGATCTCTACAACCTCATCGGGCTCCCCGGCTACCGCGAGGACGACATTCGCGAGATCATTCAAGCCTACGAGGGGCGCGGATTCAAAGAATGGATTCAGATCTTCGACTATGAGCGCGCCCAGATGGAGGGGCGCAACAACGTGCTGGATGACGCGTTCATAAATGCCATCGAGTTCCACGGTTTTGTGCTCGGTCGCTATTTGATGGAGTACGAGGTGCCCGGAGTGGATGATCCGCTGAAGCCGTACTTCGTTACCGCCTGGATGGTCGACAAGCGCATCTTCAAAGTCATGATGAACCCCAGCCCGCGTCTGCGCGTGCCGTACTACATCACGAGTTTCGATAAACAGCCGGGGTCGCTGTACGGCAACGGCATCCCCGCACTCGCGAATGACATCACTGACGTCATCAACGCCACGCTGCGCGCCCTGATCAACAACATAGCGATCTCCTCGGGACCCCAGGTGGTCTACCACGAGGAGTTGCTGTCCCCGTCGCAGGACGACTCGCTGTATCCGTGGAAGCGGTGGAAGGTCCTGAGCGACCCGTCCAACCCACAATCGAAACCCGTAGAGTTCTTCCAACCCCAGAGCAATGCGCAGGAGCTGATGGGGATCGTGGACAAGTTTTCATCGATGCTCGACGACGTGAGCACAATCCCTAAGTACCTCACCGGTAACGGACAGGCGGGGGGCGCCGGGCGCACAGCATCGGGCTTGTCGATGCTGATCAACAATGCGAACAAGACGTTGCAAAACGTCGCAGACAACATTGACACCGACATATTCCAGCCCCTGCTGGAGATGCTCTACGATTTCATCATGTTGACGGACTCCACCGGGATGCTGCGTGGTGACGAGAGCATCGTAGTCGAGGGTGTGCGCCAGGCGGCGAAGCAGGAGCAGGACCTGACGAAGCAACTTCAGTTCTTGCAGTTGGTCAACAACCCGTCCTATCAGGGTCTCCTCGGTCCGGGGGAGATGGCTCGCATCTTGCAGCAGATTGCAGACAACATCGGTATGGAAATCAAAGTCACACAGCCCGAGGACGCTATCGCCGCCGCTGGTCAGCCGCCCGCTCTGCCGGGTCTGCCTCCTGGCGTCATCGTCCCTCCGGGCTGGCCCGCGTCCGCAGCGCTTCCCCCGCCCGCGCCTCCCGGAGGCACCGGTGCCGGCTTCAATTCTACGGGGGCGCAGACGCCGGCGCCGTCGGGCGCTGCTCCGCCTGGAACTGGGGGGGTCCAAGGAATTCCAGCCGCGCCGCAGGGGTTCGCACCACTTAATACTGTCCAGGCGGCCCCTCTTCCGCAGGTTTGACCTGACGAGACTCGTGTAATATCATCACCACACAACAAGAGGGACGAACCCCATGAAAGGCAAGATACATCCAGGTGGCATCGAGGAACAGAAAGCTGGTCCGACTCTTC